CATCTCCGCGAATAGAGCATACCATAGATCCATTCGCGATATCATCCGCCATGCTACTGCCGCCGGAATAAAATTCTAATCCAGAGTAGTTTAATCGACTCCCCCAGTACCTAGACGGTGTAAACGATCTTACCATGTCAATATTCTCTTTTTTTACAAAAACGGAAATTGTACCGTCACTGCTTTTAGACACGATCTCTCCGGTGTCTACATTTATGTAAAAGTGTCCACCCTTACTCTTAATAAGTCCGGCTGTTACAGTTCCAAGGTTGGCAACGATCGCACTGAGCGTTTGCACGTCCAGATTCTCGACTGCGATATAATGGATCACCCACCTACTTCCATCCCACCGCTTGATCGGCTGACCGGATGCCGTTTGCCATAACTGGCCAACTTTAGGATTTGACGGAGCCGTAGAAGATACAATTATGCCACTTGGTCCTGTTGCTCCTGTAGCACCTGTCGCTCCCTTATCACCATATACTCCGATGATACATGGTGCTGATTGATACGTGCTACCATTTGTATAGGTAACAACTTCATAATTCCACAGATATTTTTTTGACGCCGTTATTGCTTGTACAGTTGTAGTCCATCCTGATGTGGACGCCGACACACCGCTTCCGCTTGCCGTTGCAAGATAATAATTCGTGATAGATTTTATTCCGTTTCCAGTTACCCCTTGTGGTCCCGTTGCACCAGTTGCCCCCTGCGGTCCTTTCGGGCCAGTCGCTCCTTGTGGCCCCTGGGGACCTGTTGCACCTGCATTCCCTTGAGGTCCTTGTGGACCGGTAGCTCCTGTTGCTCCTTTGTCTCCGTATATCCCGATTATTTTTGGTGTAGTGGTCGCTGTCGTATTATCTGTAAACGTAAATTTTTCATAGTTCCACAAGTATTTATTTGTTGCTGTCATCGTCGGAACTGATGTACTCCAACCGCTTGACGCTGTTGTAATTCCTGTTTTTGCGGAAGAAATCAAATAATATTCTGTAATAGTTTTTATCCCTCTTCCTGATGTCCCCGCCGGCCCTTGTGGTCCATTATCACCTTGAGGTCCCGTTGCTCCCTGCGCGCCCTGTTTCGATTTCGAAACCGTAAACCGTCTTGTGATAGAATTTCCGTTGTATGTTACTTTAATGTCAACCCATCCGTTATCCGTAGATAGAGCGGATACCTTGTAAGTACGTGTACTTAAATCCCATGTACCAGCAATTCCGGAAGATTTTGTTACGGTGTAAGTAGCGACTTCTGAAACGTCCTGTGCGCCGTTGTAAACCTGCACTTTTGTAGAGCAATCTATAAAGTTTCCACCGTTTCCGTTTGTGTCTGTTGCTACTGTTTGGGAATCGTTGGACAATGTTACTACTAAAGTTTCTATGTCCTCAGGAGCGGGAGACCAGTCTGTGGCTTTATTACCCTTTTCAAGTTTGATATTTCGAATTCTCCATTTTTTACCCACTTCATTATTTGATAACATGAAATCTATTTTTCCATTTAAATATGTAGATGGATATTTTAATTTCAATGAATATTTTGCAGGCGTTTTGTTAATTGTTTGATTTTGATCTGGAGTACCAAAATCTGTTTCTAACACAGCAGTTTCAGCAACAGTGTCTACCAGATACGCTTCGTAACTCACTATGTATTCAACATTTTTTTCTGGTATAAATTCTTGAACAAATCCAGACCATGTCCCACCAATCGTAACTTCACACCATCCATTAACCATCTGGAGAGATTTTGTATTACTACCTTTAATCCAATGGTTAAAAGTATTAAACCCTGTGTTTAATAGTAAATTCCTACCGCCAATCTCCAAATTATCCACATCCGTAAGCACAACAACACTCTGCGTATCCAAAGCATTTATAGTCCCGTCTGCGCTGTAAAGCGTGCAACGGAGTATTTTCGCAGTTGCAGTCGGTGTATACTCCTTTGCACTTTCGTTCGCAGATGAGGTGTATTTCACGGAGTATGATGTTCCGTTGGTTGACTCTTCGATTTTAAATCTACCATTATATGGTATCCTTGTCGCACTGTCTCCATCTCGATAAAACGACCGGAATGTTATTTTAGATGGTGTTAAAGCTCCGTCTGCACCTTTTTTAATAGCGGTATCGGACGCTTCCAGGATGTAGCTTCTTGAGTTTGTTCCGTCTTTTCCATTTTCGCCTTTGATTTTTGTCCATGCGTATTTCGTCGGGTCTGTAGAATCCGCTTGCGTGAAATCTGTATACTGTCCAATATAAAACTTCCCAGCGCTATTCGAAACATCAAACCCTGTCTTTCCATCTGCGCTGTTTGCGTAGGCGATATGTAGATACGGGGTCTTTCCATCAGCTCCCGGCTTTCCGGGTGTTCCGATCGCCCCGTCTGTGCCTTTGATCTTACTCCATGCGTATTTTGTCGGGTCTGTGCTGTCGTTCGGAATAAAATCGACATACATTCCGATATATTCCCGATTACTGTCAGAAACAGAAAAATCTTTAGACCCATCTGCGCTGTTTGCATAAGCAATGTGGGTGTACTGTGTTTTTCCGTCCTTCCCATCTTTTCCCGGGATTCCCTGATCCCCCTTTGGACCCTGTATACCATCCAATCCCGGAGCGCCTTGTGGTCCCGGAGGTCCCTGTTCGCCTTGCTCTCCTTTCTCGCCCTGCGGACCCTGTTCCCCGTCTTTTCCATCCTCTCCATCCATTACATCCGTGATTGTGACCTCGTAATACCCACGTTTTATCCCATTTTCTAGAGCCTCAAATGAGTACACCGCCTTTGTATCCACGTCCGTAGCATTTACCGTAACACTCTTGCCAACGTAAAACTCTGTCCCATCTTTACTCCACCGGATTTCCAGATTGCCCGTGACGTCCACGCCGTTATCGTAAGCGTAAGCTGTCAGAGTAGTGCTGCCGATACCATTTTTAAAGATGATGCCGTTGTTTGTGGCAATGGAGCAGGTGTAAATCTTTGTTTTGTTAATCAGATCCTCTACTTTCTGCAGCAAATCTTCCGAGATTTCCGACTGCAGCTCTTTAAAATTGGTAAAGACTGTCTTGTTTGCTTGCGGATTCGTGAAACTGCGAACCTGCTCCGATACTCTTGCACTCAAGTATAAGGTAGGAACGTACTCCTCATCTTCGATCTCCACGGTATCTCCGATAGCGGTATCAAAGTATCCCGTCACATCATAAGTCACGACCGGTTCAGATGCTGTTCTCAAGTCCGATAGCGCCATACTGTACAGTTTGTCTTTGTTATCCGTATCGTAGGATTTTGGCATAAAGATGTATCCATCTTCCTTGTTTATCAGGTTTGATGGAAATCTGTCCCTTGCCTGCGGCGCCCGGATATCTGGACCTTGTGTATAAAACTCTACTACGCCGTTCTCATCCAGCTCTTCTTTCTCAATTCCCTGTATAGTCAGTCCATCCTTTCCTGTTGGACGGATACCGGTGTACAGATTTTCGATACTGGATTCCTTCCGGATGCCGGTAACATTTTTCCCGTACCGCAGTTTGATATCTCCCCGGAACTCCCCAACTCCCGTGTTATTGTCTGAGTGTTCCCGATACACGTTCATTACAATTTCTTTCAGTGAATAATCATCATTTAACACAGTCTGGAACTCAATCTCCGCATCGAATACATTCGCCACGGAAAATAAACGGGACAGTACCGTTGCCTCACCTGTCCATTCGTTTGAAATCCGCTTATCTGACACTTCATTGATCCCGATCCGCACGGTACGTTCCGGATCAAAGGCAGTTACATATTCCTCAAAGCTCATTGCGCTTTCAGATTTGTACGCACCCACATTCTCATTGATCAATTCGAAACTTAAAGACCATGCTGTCGCAGTAACTGTAAATTCATCCTTTTCCACATGTACGATATTCAGATAGTAGTCTTTTCCGTTATATACAAAGGCTACTTTATTCCCTTCTACGATATACGCCGCATCCTCGTGTTTGGAACTTACCGTAAATGCGTATGTATTCGCTGTCCCCTGCAGATATTCATGGAGCTCATCGTTCCAATAATGCATAGAGTTTCGATGGGTGTTATCCAAAAATGCAAGCACCCTGTCATGTGGATTCAGTACGGCAATTCTGATTTCATTCATTATAAATATGCCTCCCTTATTTTTGCTTTAATCGTTGGCGGCGGACTGCTAAATGCCGAGTAGGAGAACTGGATCTCCGTCTCTCCCGGCGGTACCAGAAAATGCTTACTTCCTCGGATTTCATCTTCCATCCGCTTCATCCCGTTTACATAAACCGCTGTATCATTTCCATCAATATAGACCACATCTCCGGACTTATACCGGTTCGGCACATCTCTGTATTTTTCCACGTTATCTTTGCGGAACCAGATTTTTTTAAGATAGTTATGCGTAACCAGCTGATTCCCGAGATTCCGGTCTCCCCACTGCCCGATCCAGACCTGTATCTTCTCACACGCCATGTCTTTAATCTCCGGGATAGTAAAATAATAATACTGACCGTACCAAAAAATCCGTAGCCTGTCACCCTCTTTTAAAAAATCATTATGACCGCCACCCATCTTTAAATTAAACGGGTTTCCCTCATAAGCTGTCGGCTGGAAATCCAGTGTCTTGATCTTCTTGTTTTGTGGTGCGAACCAGTCCACATGCGCCGTATTACCAACCGTATCACTCTTGTTAATAGACATAGAGCAGATCACTTCATTTTCCCCTGTAAGAAACGCAATAGTCTGTGCTCCCGTCTGTCCCATCAATCCAGTCTCGAACCAGTGCTGCGTGTAACAGTAAAAGTTCTTTGCCCCACGTCTGCCCTCGCTGTCAACCGGGATAGTAAGTGTTCTCATTCCGCCGTTCCAGTGTCCGTTCGTAGCCTGCCCACCCTTTAAAGCCATTACGCTGTATCCGGCAACGTCCCGCACTTCCAGCGTTCCTTGTGTGGTATTCTCCGGATTTTGATGAGAAGTACCGTGATCGTCTTGAAACAGGCTATACCCCTCTGACAGTATCTCTGACGCCTTATAGTCTTCGCCGTCTGCTTCTTCGATCTTGCCGAGTTGTATTGCACCGTATTTACTGGCAATCCCAATAAATCCATTTTCATGGTTGTGAGTGATATCGTAGCTTACCGGAACGGATTCTGTACCACCATTTACAATAGTAAGCGTCTGATATCCGCTTTCCTGATGGGCAGTAAACGATTTTTCCGCTGCTGAATATTTCCGTGGATCACAACAATAAAAAGTAAATTCGCTTTTTACGTTCAATCTGCCTGGCTCCACATCTCCTACACTTGATTTCGTCCCGATAAAATATTTATCCGGTTCATCTGCAAAAATCAGCTTTGCCTGTTCCTTATTTAAGATTCCAGAGAGTTTGTTGAATTTTTCCTGAAACTCTCTAGGAGATGTGCAAAGCAACTGGTATCCAACTGTAATACTTCTGGTTGTATCTCGCTTTCCCGTATACTCGGACCCATCCACAAGATCAATTTCTCTCTCCGAAATTTCCGATCCCAAAAGCTCACGACCGGTCACGTACAGAGTTCTGTATCCATCAATCAAATTTTCAATATATGTCCCATCAATCTGCAGAGCCTCACTCGGCAGGGAACTCTTGCTCCCCGCCTTATTTGTATCCACAAACTCATACATGGCTTCTTTCTCCTTTCAGTCTCATCTTCATGCTCTCACGTCTTTCCAGATCTTTCTGCGTAAATTCCGCCGTAACACGCGCTGCTTCTCTGCCGTTATATTCAACCGGCACAACGATTGTGTATGTAACATTTCTGTTATAGGAATAATCACCGGAAAGTTCAGAATCCAAAGCACCTGAAGCTCGCATCCTCATATCTGTGTATAATGTTGGGATCTCCACAATGCTCTGCGTAGCTTCTGCAACCTTTCTGGACATCGACTCAATTCCAAGTGCAAATCCCTCTCCTACATAGACACCCAGCCCGGCAAATACTCTTGAAGGACTGTGAATTTTCGCTTTTGCCCTGACTGCCGCATCTGCAGCCGCAGCCATTTGCGCTGCAACTGATCTGATATATCCAAGTGTAGATGCCATGCCTTTTGCAAGTCCCTGTCCAATATACACGCCGCAAGAATAAGCACCAGATGAAGTGCTGTTAAGCGCTGACAAAATGGACGTTGACATTGATCTCGCCGTAGAAGTTGCCCTACTTGCACCGGAGGATAGAGCGGAATTAAATTGGCTCATTGCCTGCGTTGCAATATTCGTCAGCATTGAAATAAGTTTATTAGCAGATGACGTAATTTTAGAAACACCACGCTGCACGGAATTAGCAGCTGAATTCATACCGTTAGTAAGCGCTTTTGAAAATTGCGCCCCGGCTTTCGCGGCCGAAGAATCCAGTTGTGCTACCAGCGCTTCCGCACCTGCACTAATAGAAGCAAATGCTGCCATGATACTGCCAGTATCTATAACAGGAATTGAAAAACTTGCTAATGCTCCGCTAATCATAGCCATGCTAGTAGGAATTTGAACGGCCGTTGAATTTAGTTGCGTAAGAGTTCCTGAAAACATTGAAATCTGCACCGATGCAATTGTAATTGCTCCAATAACTCCGTTAAGTCCATCTGCAACGGTACCAATTCCTTTTCCTTTTGCAGAAATTTCTCCGAGACCAATAGCTACCGATCCGAGTGCCTTTGCTATATCTACAATAGATAGACTAGCAATCGTGTTGATACCGTCAGCTACGCTCTCGAATCCTTTGCCAGCATTTTTGGCAGAGTTTCCGATTGAGTCAATGATTCCAGCAACAGAATCCAAAACACTGGAAAATCCACCACTAATTGAATCTATAACTTTCGAAATCCCGTCTGTGACTTTTTTAAACCCATCCCCTAATGAATCAATAACACCTGTAATGATGTCCCCGGCAGTTTTAAAAATATTTACAAGTGTATTGCCAACAACTGATACTATTTGGCTAACTGAATCAGAAACAGTTGACACAAAATTTCCGAATACTGGGAAGATAGCTACGATAGCACCAGTGATTACCCCTATTACTTGAACAACAACATCTCCAAGTATTTGAATTACGCTTCCTAGTGCTTCAACAAAAGGCGTTGCCAGAGACATTCCAGCACCAACCATAAGGATGGTTGCGCCGAAAGCAAGCATCGCTGGTATAGCAGCTGTCAGAGCCGTCCCAAATACCGCAAATACTGCAACCAAACCACCGATAACAACTCCGAATGTTCCCATTGCAACAGCTCCGTCTGTACCAGTTTTAGCAAGAGGTGTCATGGATAATGCCATTGCTGATACCGCACCAGCAAACACCGCAATGCCAACTGCACTTTCCTGCAGTTTCTTTCCCATAGTTCCAAGTATGATTGCTAAACCACCGACAACAACTCCGAATGCAGCAAGCGGAGCAACAGCGGTTGTTCCTAATTCTGCCAGCGGTTTTACCGCAAGTGCAAAACCAGCTAAGGCGCTTACTATTAAGGCAATACCAGCACTTTTTTGAAGTGAATTAAAGCCTTCTTTTAAAGAGGTTACTCCTTTTACGCTCGTCTTGCTCGATACCTCAACTGCTCTCTGTCCTTTGGAAATTCCGAATAATTTCCCAGCGATTTTACTTATTCCAGCTCCGGCAAGGCCGGCAATTGCACTCGTGAATGTGCCTACAAATGGAGCAACACTTTTCGCAATCTTAAAGCCTTTATATGCAACGAAAAGCTGTGGGAGTTTTGATATCACTTTCGCGATGGTCTCCGAATGTTCTTTCAGGAATCCGGCAAATGTTTGCAATGCCCCACTCGCAGAGTCCATTACACCAGCAAAAGAACTGATGCTTTCCGTGGAGCCAAATGCACCAGTAATCTTCCCCAAATCTTCTCCGATTGCAGAAAAGGCATCTCCAAAAGCAGCCTTTATTTCGGAAACCTCTGTCTTTAAAACATTCCAGTATCCACTTGCTTTATCGAGAAATCCAGTTAATTTCCCTGCGATTGCATCTCCATCAAGATCTCCAATTTTATTGATTATCCCGTCCAAGGACTTAATTGCTCGGCCAGATAAAACATCGAATGATGGCGCAAGTTTATTACTTACTGTTTCAGTCAACCCGTCCATCGCCTGATCTACGGTCTTATATTCTGTTGCAAGCTTCGTAAACGCGTCATTTGTGCCGACTTTTGCGATAGCATCGAAGAAATCTTCTGTCGCGATTTTCCCGTCCTGCACATTCTGTACAAGCTCCGTGGTAGTCATACCCATTTCTTTTGCGACTGCTGATATACCAGCCGGAGTCTGCTCAATCATGAGTTTAAAGTCCGCCCATGCAACTGTTGGCTTTGCTGCCATCTGTGTAGCCTGCTGGCTTAAAGTCTTCATTGCCTGTTTTGGATTCTCAGCCGCCGCAGCAAGCCCTCCGAATCCCTTTACAAGCTTGTTCGTGCTTTTAATCCCAACTGCACTCAACTGAGCATAAGTACTCGCCATATCAGATGCACTATAAATCGTATCTTCTGCAAACTCTTGCAATTCCTTTTTTACAGATGCAATCTCGTCAGCACCTTTTCCAACCATCGACATGTTTCCATTAAATGTTTTCCATGCAGCGCTGGAAGAATTTAACTCTGACACCATACCACCAATACTGGATGTGACAGCACCAAATGCCTTTTGTCCAATTCCGGCCATGATTCCAAATCCGATTCCACTCGTGAGCGTGCTTTTTAAATTGCTTACGGTACCCATTGCGGATTTGAAAGCAGACGTAAATCCCTTATCCTGTGCAGACAATATTGCCTTCACGGAAAAACTTTCTGCCATGCCATCACTCTCCTTTCATCATTCTGCCGATTATGTCCAATCTTTCATTTTTTTGCTTTCGGTTCCTCACACGATCTACTTCTTTTTCGTAATCAAAGAATTTTCTGAATCTCTGATACACTGGTTTCGACCTATTCTTTCCAACCTTTTTCTCTGCTTTTACAGCAAAATTTAAGAATGCCTGCAGATGATTTCGATAGTCCTTATCTACTTCTCTTAGCTGCACAGCTTCCATAAGCAGGGTGTATTCCGGGATCGTCAACCTGTCCACTTCTTCAAAGCTCTTGAAACCCAGATACCGAAAACAATTCAAAGCTGCTTCTTTGTAGTATTCTTCAAACCCTACACCATCAACTATCTTTTCCGTGCTTCTTCCTCTTCTATCCTCTGTTTCTCTTTCTCCACAGCATCCACCAACTCTTTCGTCGTCCTCTTCGTAGCATTCGCACTCTTTAAGAAACCCATTACTGTATCTGTAAGCTCATCGATATCTGTATTCTCGTCATCGATATAACCATCGAGCAGATTTCTTGTTACTCTTGGGTTCTGCCCTTTATTCGCAACATCAAGAATATTCACAAGAGCTTCTGGATCTCCATCCATCAAATTCATAAGCGCGTACCGGAACCCCACATCTTTTTTAACTCCAGGTGCTCCATCTATCGGCACATTTGTCTGCTTGTTTATCTCTCTCAAAAATCCCATTCCAAAGTTAAACTGGTACACCTGTCCGTTAATTGTTAATTCCATCATTTTTTATTCCTCCATTAAAAAGAGAGCGGTCTTGCCGCCCTCTATGTACATGATCTATTCTTTTCCTACTTTTGCCTTTCCTACTTTACCTCTGCCGATTAAGGCTACATCGTCAGAGGGCATTATTCCCCCTCTTTCACGCTGTCCTTAAACACGTAATTCGCGATTTCCTGCTGCTGCGTTGTCACGGTTACATCTCCGCGTTTACCTGATCCGTTGATGCCAAAAGTAAGGGATACTTCCACATTCTCATCTGCAGAAGACGTGACCTCAACTTCTGTGAGATATCCTTGGAAATACATTCCCTTAAATTTATTCGGACCCGCTTCCGCTGCTTCTTCAAGGTTTGCTTCCCAAATTTCAAGAAGTTTATCGGAATCCATAGCGTCCTCAAGTTCTGTGATCAATTTATCGCCTTTTGCCAAAACCGCAGTGGCTGTAATTTCTGTCTCCGCAGCTCCTGGTGTACGGATTGTACCGTCTTTCGTTGCAGTAGAATCTGCATCCTTACTCTTGGTTCTTCCATTCTCCGTTGTAAACGCAAGATTCTTTGCTGCTTCCTGTTTCGCTTTTTCTGCAAGGCGGTACAAATATACAATTTTCTTGCCAGATACCGCCTCTGCAAATAACTGTAATCCTGTCTCAAACATGCTTTTTCTCCTCTCTGTTAACTAAACTTAAATTCAATTTCCAACACCCCGTGCAATAAAGGTTGTTTTGTTGTTGTATCCGGAAGTATCCTCTGGTTTACATTCCGGACATTCCATGCAAAATTTTCGGTATGATCCAGTCTTCTGCATGCGCTTTTGATCGCCAGCAGCATTTTTGACACCGTTCCCCTCTGTCTTGGATTGTTGTGCCAGACATGAATTGTCTGATACACATTGCCAAACACAGCCGTTTTATTGGCATCATCTGACTGTTGGCTATCTGCGAGATAAACAAAAGGATACGGCGTACCATCCGGCGGTAAGAAGCCATCATATACGTCACATCCTAATGCTTTGATCTCTGTAAGTAATTCTGTAAATAATTCTTGCTGTGGATCCATGTCTCACCTCACAAGCTTTTGTAAATCTTTTTCAAACTGTTTCTTCTGCTCCTCAAATGCAGGCTTCATATATGGCTGTGCTTCCATGAAGCGGGTTCCTAGTTCCACGTACACAGAATAATCAGCTGTTGACTCTACGGTGGCAGTCATTCCACCGTCTGAAATCTCCAAGCCGATGTTGTTCTTAAGATTGCTAGTATCTACCGGAGCCTTCCTCTGTGCTTTCTTTTGCATCTCAGAGCCGTTCAATTTTACGGTGGTCTTCACTGTACTCATATCCATACGCTTTTTTAAACCTTTGCTCATCTTCACAATTCCCTCAAACTTAATTTCTGCCACTTTGCACCTCCGATACTACAAACACATGCTTTGTTCGAAGTTTCCGCTCAAAATCCACTCCGTACACTTTCCTTCCGACTCTGATCCGGTGGAATATTTCTGCATAATGAGTCTGCAATTGAATTGTAAGACTTCCTTGTTTAATGCTGCCATAAATCAGGTTCATCGTTTCTGTTCCGGTATCTGAAACGCTTCCGTACTTCTTCACTTCCGTCACGTGGTCATCTGCGTAATCACCAGTATCTGGATTGTACGCTCCATGTTCTACCGTCTGAAAATATACAGCTTTATCATACCTCATAGGAATCGCACCCTCCCGCGTTTTACCCCGTCTACAGAGTCAAGATACGCTTGTATTTCGTCCATATAGGCGGAAAAATCATTTTCATTGTACGTAGTACTTTCTCCAGCCACGCTATGTGAGGACATGCCCTCAGAGCCAATGCGGTTAAACCGGATCACTGCCACATCCGTAACGATATGCTGCATACTCGATGGCACTTCCATGCCACCAAGAAGCAGTTTCAAACGATTTCGCACAGATTCCAGAATCAGTAAAAGCTTTTCATCGGAATCCCTATCGGAAACGTCAATTCCCAGAAGAATTTTTAAATCATCCAACATTCAATTTCAACTCCTTACGAATTCGCCATAATCCCCTGTTTTTTCATCTCCGCAAGAATCGCATTGATTTTGTTTTTCAGATCAGTCGCTGTTTCTGTCGACAAATCTGCAATCAAAGCCATCTGTTTCACACCGCCGAGCGTTGTTTTATTCGCCGCTGGAAGAGTGTAACTTGGTCCCGCAGGTCCCTGTGCGCCCGGATCTCCCTTGTCTCCTTTCGGTCCTACTGCTCCTGCTGGTCCTGCCGGTCCAACCTGCTCATTCTTCACGCCCTGCTCTAACTTATTCAGTTTCTCTGCTGTAATAACGTCTCCATCGCTCCATGTTGTTGGTGTATATGCCATATCTACTACCTCCGTTATATTATTTCGCTTTTCCTACTTTTGCCTTTCCGATCTTCCCACTGCCAATCAAGGCGGTATCGTCAGTGGGTACTACCCCACCGACACTTTAACTACAGCTTTCTTGTTGTCATTCGGAATAAATTCTCCAGCCTTACCAGCTCCCTGCAAAGCTACACCGTCAAAATCCTCGGATTCGATCGTTCTCGCTGTGTTAATTCCAGTAAATGCTTTTGCAACTCCGGCAATATATGCATAGGCACATTCTTTGGACTGGAAGAGCTCATCCGGAATCTCCTCTACAAGGAATCCCTTGAACTTCACAACCTCATTGCCATCAATGTTTACAGTAGAGTTTTTAGCAGTCGTATTCAGAGGATGATCCACAACGGCATTGTACAGATCGGAACAAACCTTAATTTTTTTCGTTCCAACTGCTTCAATATTATTGAAATACTTAGAAAGTTCATTGAACAACTTCAAAACATTGTCTGCCGTATAATCAGCAACGCTTAAAGTTTTTCCGGCAGATGTGGAAATAAATTTTCCATGCTGCTTATTAAACTGCTTTGTTTTTGCCCGAGACTGCAGTTCCAAGCGATCTGCTACCGCAACATCAAAATCATTATTTACGGTGTGGCGGTCAATCCCCTCATGGAAATTCCATCCCCAAGAGTAATTAACCGGTGTGTTAGTGTAAATAATCTCTGTTCTTTCTCCGAAACGGCTAGAATTACCGGTTCCCGTTCCAAAAGCTTTCGTAGCTGTTTTATCGTACCCAGTTCCAACCACAACCGGAATGTCTGATGTTTTTACATAAAAGGCTGTTTCGTTTTCTCTGACTCCATCCAGTGCCTCAAGTTCGCCGCCGAAAAAATCCGCGAAATAGGACATCTTTTTAAATACTGCCTGCAAAAGACTTTTAAACTCAAGCTGGTAGCTCCTTATCGGCATATCATTGTTGTCTCCTGCCGCAAATAACTGTAACATCATAAATTCTCTATTCTTCATCTTCACATTCTCCTTATTTATACTTTGCAAGTCTCTTTTCAAATTCAGACAACTGGCTTCCTGAGTTCGTCATGGTTTTTGGTGTAGTTCCGGTTGCTCTGGCGATCTCGGCTTTCTTAAGCTGGTATTCCACGATTTTTACAAGCTTATCAATTTTTGCATTCGTATCATCAGCGTCATTCCCTACAACAAAATCAAGAACATCCTGCGTTGCTTCAATTCCTTTTTCTGCAAGAATGCCTGTGGCGCTTCTGCTAAGCTCAACCTTTGCAGCCTCCTGCTTCAGTTTTTCATTCTCTTTTTGCAACTTCTCGATCTCGTAATTCTGTTTCTGCTCAGCATTCATTTTTGCCAGCTTTTCTGCCTCTTCCTTAGCACTCTTTACCGCCTGTTCCTGCTCAGTTTTCCATTTTGCGAATCTTTTGTTTACAATCGCATCCACATCCTTGTCTGTGTACTTTTTTTCTTCCCCGCTATCATCAGATGTGTTTTCCGGATTAACACTATCTTTCACCGCATCAGGTTCTGCTGTGTGATCTACGGTTTCTTCTGCAAATAACTGCAGCATTCTAAACATCCTGCTCTTCATTTTTCTTTACCTCCTAAAAGTTTAATGACATTCTTCATGGTCCTTTCCCCTAGCTTTTTACGCCTTCAAGACTTGGGCGCGAATTACATAATTGCTACATAATCCGGAAACTCATCGGCAATCAAGCGAATGCCAACGAAAAAGGAATCCACCAGAGTTTTTGATTTCTCTGACAGATTCCTGTATTCTATCTCAGCCTTTCCGGGAGATATTCTGTATTCTATTTCATCATCCGTTAAGTCATCAATCGACTGGATCAGCGTCTGCGTAAGCGCCGTAACGCCAGCACAAACAATGTCTTTTCCAGGTTCTGCGTGCCCGGCGTGTCCAGAGATTTCGATTCGCTCTGGTCGAATTCTTACCTCAATCAATCGTTATCGCCCCCTTCGGCGTGAAACAATTGTGGATTATCGCAATGTAGCATATACAACGCATTTCCAAGTTTCTCAACCTGCTTCTCTTCCAGTTCAATACTGTACATTTCATCAAGTGCATGCAACAATTCATGTACTAAAGTCGATTTTTTCTGTTCTTCTGACGCATCTGCATTCAGGACGATTTTCTCTGGGAGATACTGTATCAGCCCATACAAATCGCCTTCTTCATCATGTAGATTCTGTTGTTCTTCTACTGTATATTCTTTATATAAAACTTTTACTTTCTCTGGTATGCTCATATCATTCACGCTTCCTTCCTTAAAAATAGGTATAAAAAACCACCAGCCCGCTCGACCGATGGTATTACATTGCATCAATTTCTACTTCTTTTACTAGATCGTTTAATGATTTTCCGCTATAAAATTTATCATTCATAACCTCATCTACATTATCATACTCTTTCGTATCATCACCATGCCACGCTTGATACGTTGGAATGTAATCTCTGACTTCAACTGTCACTCCCGATGCCAATCCTTTGTAAAAGAAAGAAATATCATTGCAACACTCAGATAAAATTTGTCTTAATTCATCTTTATTCATAATATATCGCCATTCTCCTTTCTTTCCTCTTTGCTTAATTCGCGAGTTGTCTTATTCTTCAGTCTACCATCATCTCCCCATGTATAATCATGTACGTGTTCCCCATGTTCTCCATAAGGATGCTGCTTGGGATTCCCATGCGCAGTTGTATGGATATCTTTATATTTTAATTTTGACTCTCCGTAAAAAGCTCTTACATCTACTTTTCCATCTTTTCCAATGTGATCTATTACCATTCCCGCCTCTGCCATTTTAGGAGGACCAGAATGTCCGCTGACTGTTCTATCTGCCTTTATTATACCAGAATCCGTTTTCTTTTCAACCCTCTTCTTCCAAGTTTCAAAGTTCATCCCATGTTCAGAATACCCGTCCAGCCACTCATGATACTCTTTATCATCCGTATATGCCGCTGTACTGCACCGGCAGCGTGGATGCATTGGATGTGCATTTTCTCCGGGCATCATTTTCGATACCTTGAAATGTTTTCCGTCTAAAGCCCTGCAGATCTGGCAGGCTGTCGGCTCCGCGATAAACTCATACTCATCAAATCCATTGCGGATATAAGACTGTTTCTGCGCTTCTGCCTGCACCCTTGACAGTTCCGTTATCATCAGTCGCTCTGCATTTTCCCGGCTTACTCCAAACAGTTTGGTAAGATGTTTTGCCAATACTCTTGGATTCTTTCCCTGTATCAGACCTGTTTGTAAGAGTTTCGATAATTCGGCTTTAAGCATATCCTGATACATCCAAATACGGTCCGAATATTTTGCATTGTGGAATGAAGCATTTGCAATTGCATGTGCCATCTTCGCATTGTTCTGAATGGATTTTCCAAGAATTCCAGCCTGCCTTTCAAATTCTTCCAGCGTTTTCTCCGTCAGGATCTGGTCAAAATACTTCTGAAGCTCATCAAATCCACCGACAAGATGCATTCCGATATTTGCTTTCAGCATTTCAAGCCGGTTAATCTTCATAGCTGCGTTATAGAGTCTCATTTCCTCATTGGCTTCCTTCGAAAAATCCTTATCCTTTACATACTGCTCCGCCTTCCGGCTGTACGCATCAATGTCCATTTTGGATACTCGCTTCTTCGCTTCTGCAATTGTGATTCCCTCTGCTTTTGCATATCGCGTGTAAAATCCATTGATCTCTTTCTGGATTTCATCCATCATGTTCGCATAGATCTTCTCAATCTCTTTCGCGTATTCAGCTTCGTCCTTGATATTCTTCTTCCGCTGTTCTTCCTCTCTATTCTTCCAGTACGTCCTGCTGCTCATCTGCCGCACCTCCGAACATCCGCTTCTCTACGATTGTTTGCTGCTTCTTTTCTTCCTCTTTCTCCATTCGATCTATCTCCTCTGAAACATCCTTAACGATCGAGAGGACCTGCAGCTGCGTTTCCTTGGACACGATGCTTTCAAGCGCCTGTGCTGTCTGCGCTTCTTCAAGGAGATTCTTCGGGATATTTCTGCTCATTGTAAAATCAATATCTTTCCATGCGTCCCGATCTGACACATTCGTTGCAAGGGAGCAAAACAGCTTATATCGTTTCCTCATGGACTTTTCAACTTTACGGTCAAATGTTAGTGCAAGATTGCTCATGGACTGTAATTTGTATGCGAGAGAAGTTCCGGAGGCATTTCCAAACGATTCGTCTGAGATATTCGCTACCATACTTGTCTGATAAATCAAATCCTCGAGCCGATTCAAAAGATTTTCCTGTGTTCCGTCTGCCGTAGGTTTGCCAAGAAACTGCACGATAATATCTTTTGCATTGTCTGTACCATAAAGGTTTATAATCCGGTTGTCGCGAATTTTATAAACGCCTTCCTCGTCCAGTTCGGCGCCCAGCACTGCAAGATACGCTTCTGCGAAAGAATCTACATCATTCGCCTTTTCTCCGATCACTCGGTTGTATGTTTCTACCATGCCGGCAACTTCTTCATACAGACCGATTCTCTCATCGTTCAACACGTATTCCACGCAGTTAATACGCCCGTAAGGATTCGGTATACTCTCCTGCATCTTTTCTCCATCGAATGGGATTATTTCTGTCCTTGTAAGTATCTCACCATACCTTGTAACATTATCGTCCTTTTTTCCATATCTGACAGCAAATAGAGCGCGGCTCTTTACGGTATCATCGTAGACAACAAACAGTTCTTTTGGATTGCAGACTACTGTCTTTGTCTTTGCTTCTTCGTCTTGATAGAAATACTCAAATGCATGTCCGTAGATGCAACATTTCTTCACCAGTTCGTATTCCTGGTCAGAAATATCATTATCACGGTCAAATTCAAGGATCGCATCTTTTATTTTTTCGTCCGGATGCGATTTTTTAACCGGAATCCCATAAGCATATCCCAAAAACGTCTCTGTGATATACCTTGGGAAATTCACCGCCAGTCGGTTATCCGGCTTCCATGACTCCTTTTCCGGAAGACGGAATACATCGTGAAATCCTTTGTATAGATTCTCAAGGTATCTGTACCTTGGCATTCGTTCTTCGTGCTTGCGAATATACTCATCTACTAATGTCATATTGATTTCTTTGTCGGCGGAACATAAAAGCGGTTCCGGCAGTTTGTATGGTCTTTTCCCATTCATTTTATATTCCTCCTCTAAAGGTCTTTAACTTCACTTTGCCTTTTCTCTCCTGCTCAATAGAATATCTGAGCATTGCCATTGCATCATCAAAGAAATTCACTGGCTCATCTGTGAAGGTGTTCGTCTTCTCATCTTTTCGCCATTTCCATTGCTGGATCTCCTTAATCGTATTTACGCAAGACGGATGTATATGGATTGTATGCTGCTTTAAGTAATCAATCTGCGCTTTTACACTGTTCGGCTCTTTCTTGACCGGACATGCTCTGTATCCTGCTTTCTGCCACATCTTAATCCTGTCTGGCTCAGCAGAATCACAATACATGGTAATTCGCTTCTGGAATTTTCCCTCAGCCAGCTGTATGATTTCGGACGTATCTTTTTCAAATACATACAATTCCCGGCATAAGTAGATATCTCCATCCTTGAATCCAATCTCCCCGATACAGTTCGCATGGTTGAATCCAAAATCCTGTGAATTTACCATGTAATCAAATCGATCAGAAGATGTGTTGAATTCCTCGACCACATAATTTGTAAGAATCAGACCGCCAGTTTCTCCCCATTCACCGAGTCCATAAATCCGATATCCATCAGGATCCCGTTCTTTACGCATCATCATGCGCCGGTGATACGCTTCGTCTATGAACCGGTTCTGCAGGTATGTAGACTGGTGTGTGTATACATCATCACTTTTTATGTCGAAATATTTTGCTTTTAACCAGTGCGTTGCTGACACCGGATTGAAGCTGAACGTGATCTGATAATACAAAAATGGATTGAATGACAAGTCGCCTCTGAGTCGGTCATCGAGAATATCGACATCCGCTTCATATAGCTCCGTTGCTTCTTCAATCCATATCCATGTTAATTTTCCGACATCGAATGTGATGGACTTTACTTTTTCTCGCTGTCCATCGTCTTTCATTCCTCGAAAAATCACTTTATTTCCAGTTACTTTAGAGATCAGCTCCATTGGATTGCTTCTGATCTGCCAGAATAATCCCGCTTTATCCCCGTATATCTTGTATATTGCACTCTTCAACTCCGCATAAGTACTATCTTTGTTTGTTGTGTCTACTTTCCGGACGCACAGAAGATTCGCACCTTTGTACTTCGGATCACCAAGTTTGATGATAAAATTCTGTGCAATGTTTACCGACTTTCCGGATCCGGCAGAGCCTTTTGCCAGTCGATATCGTTTCTTGCACTCATTAAACTCTTTGAAATTTCTGTTAAATCCAACATTAACTTTCTTCATCCTCATCACCATAGTCTACTACAATCTTCATGTCCATATCTCCTGCTACATCCAGCTTGTCATTCCACATACCTAAATGTCTGCCGAGAAGCTCAAGCGCCTTTACCTTGTCGCAGGGCTTCTGTTCCAATCCATCGCGCCCCTTTTTAATCGTTCCGAGGGCTCGCTGCTGTTCCTCCGTAAGGTTATCTGTAAGTTCCAATTCTACGGTCCGATACAGAATCGGTTCTCCGTCCTCTCCTACGAGTGGAATAATATTTCCATCTACTTCTGCTGTAGCCTGTTTCTCAACTACTTTCGCGTAGTCAGAAGCCTTGGAAAAAGCAATCGCAGCTAGTTCCTGTAGCACCATGTCCTGGGTGATCTCCGTTCGTTTCTGCCGTTCTTCCATTCGTTCTGTGATATATGTTTGAATCCGAGTATTTCCGAGTAATTTTCTCGCTGCTGCATCTGCCGAACTATCTTTTTTGCAATTCGGATACGCCGCGCGGTAAGCCCGTGTGGCATTTAGATCAATCAAGTACTCATCTGCAAATATTTTCTGTTTTTCTGTCATAGGACTCACCACCTTTTAAGCATAATAAAAGCACCCATCTCTGGATGCTAAGAATTTAGGACTACTGCAAAATGAAAGAATTATAACAGCAACAAAACCAAAATAACCAAGTACACAATCAAAATTTATAGGAAAAAGGAGTAACTTGCAGTAGTCCACAACGGGTATAGCAGGACTCGAACCTACGACACATCGGTTAACAGCCGATTGCTCTACCAATTGAGCTATACACCCGTAGGATGCCTTTTATTGACACCCTTTACCCTATCCGCACTCGGGTACTGACACTAAATATAGATTGCTGAATCTATTTTTGTTTGTTTTGCAGATCTGCGGATATCTGCGTTTTGGTACCATTTGTGATGTAAAGCCGGTGTGCACTCCCACAGCAACCCCCAG